GCCGCCCCCGCCGTCCCCATCCCCCGACCCCGCCCCGTCGCCCTCGCCATAGCCGTAGCCGTCGCCGCAGCCGTAGCCGTAGCCGGAGCCGTCGCCATAGCCGTAGCCGTAACCCTTTGGCTTCTTCCCATAGATCATTTCAGCCATATCAACGCCCCTGCACCTTAGCCGCCCTCCATGCGGCCTCTGCAATCGCATCGACGGTGAAAATAGCCGTAACGCCTTCAAGTGTAATCTCAGGCAAAACAGCGCTGATCTTGCAGTCCTTGGTCGGCCCTTTTTCACCAAGGCCAAACACACCACCTACATCGCTTGACCAATACAGCGCCATGCGGGCTTGCGTCAGCGTGATAGGGCGGGCGCTGGTATCTGTGCAGTAACCAAACACCACGCCGCGCTTGTCAGTGCAGACAATAACCGGGCGGGCATCATGTGACTTGGGTTTCGTAACTGGCGCGGTAGCCTCTCCTACAAACATAGCAGCGATTTGCTTAAGTTGGCCGTATGTCATATCGTCGATGTTCATTTTGCTTCTCCTATGTAACGTGCCGGCAGTTCGCCAGCGTCTAGCATTTCCATAAGGATAGATGCGGGACCGCTGATAGCGCGGTCGCCAGTTGCCCAGCGGTGAATTGTCGATCGGTCGGCAATGCGCAAGATGCGGGCTGTCTGTGCGATAGACAGCTCCTTGGCGTTGCGGATACGGTTGAACTCGGCGGGGGTCATGCTGCCTCGGAATATAGATTGCGGTGGGCTTCGTGATAGGCTGCATTCATGCCAGAAACATAATCTGCAAACCACTTGCAAGCGGCTTGATAGTTCTTGGCACGCTGCCATGCAGGGCGATTTTGTGCATACTTTTGACCGCTCACATAATCGACGCGCAACTCACCATTGATATGACGGCAAGCATATTCAAAACCGTATATGCGAATTCCAACGTGCAGTTCACCTTCAGCGATTGCGGCGGAAGTTGGTGCGAGGATGATTTCGATGGTCATTTTCATATTCCCTATCATGGTGGACAGTGTCCGTTGCGTTGAAACCCTTCTATGCGCATTAGTTGCTCTTGGCAACACCTAATCGCACATGGCTCAAACTTTTTTCACACCCGCCTGACCGCGACAACATCACCCCCGGAACCTTCGGGCCTCGTGCTGTAGTCATGTATCCAGACCAGTTGTTTTGCTGTGTAGGTGTTCTGAAAATCGCAAAATCCATTGCGTAGCTGCACATGGTATTGGGTTCCATCGTCGCGGGGTAGCTTAGTCCCGGTTATCTTTGTGAAGCCTGGGGCTGGGATGTCAGCAAACATTGGTTTCTTTGGCGGCTTTCCGGGCCATCAGGCGGCGCGTCAGCGGATCATCGCTTGCTAGTGTCTCGGACGGCGGGCGCTCACCCTTCAGCCAGTCGGCCTCGAACCCTTGCCAGCCACGGACCTGGCACTTGGCCAACGCAGCCTCCAGCGGCCAACCAGCTTTCCGGGCTTCGTCAGCAATCCCGGCCAGCGCGGTTTCCGTCAACGGTGCGCCTTTCCGCTTTCGCAAAGTTTGAAAATCGATCCAGACCCGTTCTGAAACCTCAGCGGGCTTGGCAGCAAGAACCGGGGCCTTACGCGTGCGGGTGTTATTTCCGGGGGTATGGGTAGGGGGGTTAGATATATTTTCATTGGGGGGAAGGGAAAGGGGGGCGTCACTTGTGACGGTTGTGATGCTTTGTGACGGTTGTGACGCTTTGTTTTTGCGGTAACGCTCTTGCCGAATTGCACCCGATGAACGTGGTTTTGGTTCGGCGCGCACTTGCGCTTCAAGTTCCGCAATCGCCTCTAACAAAGCGTCACCTGTTACGCCTGCTGCCATCAAGTGACGGACTGCCGTAGCAATAACACTCATTGTTCGCCCCTCACTGCCTGATAGGCCCCGTGGAAGCGTCCGAACGCTGTTCCAGTCTCACCATTGCGGCGCTTAGCAAGGATAAACTCGATTTCACCCTTGGCGGCGTCCATCTTGGTTTTCCAATCGTCATATTTGGCACTACCCTGTTCTGGCTCATCCTGCTTAAGGTAGTATTCAAGGCGCATCAGGAATAGCACAGCATCTGCATCCTGCTCGATCTGTCCGCTATCGCGCAAGTCAGAAAGTTGCGGGCGCTTGTCAGGGCGATTTTCGACCGAGCGTGAAAGCTGTGCCAGCGCGAAGATCGCAACACCGTTATCTTTCGCCATTGCCTTCAGTCCGCGCGAAACTTCAGACACCGCTTCATATGTGGACCGGCCTTTGTTGTCCGGGTGCAGCAATTGCAGGTAGTCAATCACTACCAGTTCCAGCTTGTAACCATTGGCTTCCATGCGACGTGCGTGGCGACGAACAAGCCGGTTCAGGCGTCCGATAGTCAAAGACCCCGCGTCAACGATTTGAAACGGCAACTGGTGGGCCTTCGCTTGTGCCTTGCGCACTTCCATCGACTGCCACGTGCTCAGATCACCGTCGCGAATGTTGCTATAGAACACGCCACGTTCGCCGCTAAAGCATAGGTCTGAGGCCATGCGCGCGGCAAGTTCCGTGCTGGACATTTCCAACGACACAAACAATACCCCATGCCCTGCCTCAGCTGCGCCAAGGGCGTAGGATAGCGCAAGCGCAGTCTTGCCCATGCCGGGACGCCCTGCCCCTATCACAAGCTGCTTAGGGCGCATTGGGCCTAGTAGTTGGTCCAACTCAGGAATGACTTGGCATTGCACTCCGTTGTTCTTGTTGTCATAGCTGGCTAGCAGTTCATCGAAGGCTTGCCCCCCGGTAGGCTGGTGGATGCCATCGCCGCTTTCCAGCGTGATTGCCGCGTCTGCATGGGCTATAATCTCCTGCGTGGTTGCAGCTAGATCGTCGCAGGCTTCCGCAGCCACCTTAAGCCCTGCCTGAATACGACGGCGTGTTGCCAGTTCTGACAGCAGGCGCGCAGTGTCTAGCGCCACCGAATAAATGCAACTAACCGGGTTATTGGTCAGGCGCGCAAGGTAGGGAATGCCACCCATTGCCTCTAACGCCCCGTCTCCTTCAAAATACGGCTTCAGGGTAACACCCGACACCGAACGGCCCTTTGCGCTTTCGATCAGTATGGTTTCAAACATGCGCGCGTGCAGATCGAGCGCGAAATCATCCGACTTTACAATGTCCGCAACATCTTCAATATTGCCATTGCTGACCAGCAAACCGCCGATCAGGTCGGCTTCGGCTTCCCAATTTGACAGGCTCATTTCTGCACCACGAATGCTTGAAAAAACATCGTATATGCAAACGTGCGAAGGCTTACCCAAAGCGTTGATTGCGCCAGTTCGGGCTTATCGACCTCGGTCTTTCGCATTGCCGAATAAACGGCATAAGCATCATCCGCAATCTTCGCATCGCAGACGATAAGCCGCAACGGCTTGCAATCAACGCGGCTATCTTGTAAATCAGCACTCATTCGATTGGCCTCCATGTGACCAGTTGATAGGGCGAGTGTTCGAGCGCCGTTGCCATGTCGCTCACCTCGCCCGCCCTTCATACCCTAATCGGCATCAGGATGCAACGCGGCGCGCACATTCTGCCAATAGCGCTCCTGCCGTGGCGTATCGAATTGCGCCAGGCGTCTTGCTCGATGGTCTGGGTCCGGGCGCATGGTGCGTTCCAATGCGCGACGGGCTAACCATTTGCGGATCATAGGCCGATACTCCACTCAGCTTCGCTTTGGTGACTGTCTCTAATTCGTTGGCGTTCATCCTCATCGATCAGCAAGCCATGATGGCCGTCACAAGCGAAGCGCGTAAAATAGACGCCTCGCCAATTAGCCCGTTGAGAGCAGAAGTTACATATCGGCCCGCGTTGCTTGGCACGCATTTTGAGAACGGTCATGTCCCTATCTCCACTTCTACACGCCCCGGCTTTTCGGGGTCCATAAACCTGAACACTGGCAAAAATCGCTTATCATTGACCTTCAAGGCGTCCGCGATGCCGTCAAAATATGGCTTCATGCGGTTCGGAAAATTGATCCTGTCACCAAGGTCGTTCGGCGGGTAGAATGTGACGGTTATCACAATATCCCCATCGGGAACCTTGGGTGCGGTTCCGAAATAACTCTGCGTCGCGCTCTTGGCGTCTTCGCGGTGCTTTTTCGTGGCGTTGATCTTGGCCCATTGCCCATTGCTGTTTGCATGGCCTGCCAAGACGGACGAGGGAAACGGTAGCATGATCACCGCGAAAGATACCCTTCAAGCGCCTTTAGCGTCGATCTACGGAACGGACCTTCACCACGCGCAAACCGGCGAACCGTGTCGTAATTCAAGCCCGTTGCATCAGCCACGCGCGGCAAAATACGGTCGCTCAATCGGCTTCGGATTTCATCTTCGGTCATGCTACACCCTCATTGCTTGGCAGGCAGTTAACCGGCTTTGCATTAGCTTCCAAACTGCGCCGCGCATTCATAACGAGACGCACACCATTCATATATTGCTTGGCCAGCAATGCACGAGCCTGTGCGTCCTTGATGCTGATGCGACCGGCGCGAAGGGCAATCAGGTCGTCTGCAATGCCTTTCACGATAGCATCCAGGCTATACTGATCAGCATTTTCTGCGAGGTCGTCTTGCACGGTCTATCTCCTTCTTTATGGCACAAAGCAGCGCATGGGCGCGGTAAAAATTACCCCATTGCTCATAAGACGCACCTGACAATTGCGGGCGCGTAGGAGAGCTATGCGCACAAAAATTGCAAACAAGGGGTCTTTGCCAATTAGGATTATCCGCATCGCGTTCAGTTTCCTGCTCACAAATTACGCATACGAACGGTTCCAAAGGTGGGGGCGGTGGTTTGCGTTTTATCACCAATTTCACCTTGGCGTATTCGGTTCTCACCGAGCATTCTCCTATTGACTTGCCTGCAACCTAATGCAAGATAAGCTGCATGGCAACGGAGAAAACACACATGGCCGAAACTGAAAAACCGACCGGACTTGCATTGCTACGAATGCCCTTCCCGCCAAATCAAATTAGCAAGCTACCAAAAGAAACGCGGGTGCAGGCCGATGAACGTAAGGCCCGCAAGCAAGGTTGCATGGTTTGGAAATGCCCTAAATGTGGCGGCGCTCATCACAAGGACGCAGTGCATCTTGATTACGTAGGACATGCCGCGCTTACGGATCGACTGCTTGACGCGGACCCGCACTGGTATTGGGAGCCATACGTCGCCCCCGGCCTGCCCAATCCCGGGAATGGAATGTGGATCAAGCTATGGGTCTGCGGTCAATCGCAGATTGGTTATGGCCATGCAGACGGAAAATCAGGCGGTGACGCGATCAAGGAAATCATCGGGGACGCGCTGCGCAATGCCGCCATGCGTTTCGGTGCTGCGCTTGATCTGTGGCATAAGGGCGATCTGCACATAGGTCATGATGAGGTGGAGGCGCACCAGAAGCACCCTACGCAACTGACCAACGAGCAAGCCCCACAAGGCCCCGTCACCGATGCCGAATGGGCAATCCTTACGGACCTGATCGAAAAGACCAAGGCCGATGCAAAGGCATTCTGCACTGCGTTCAAGATCAAGAGCGTGAAGGAAATGCCGTCTGCACAGTTTGATCGCGCACGCGCCATGCTGAACAAGAAGCTGGCCGCGATGGCACCGGCTGATGATCTTGGCGGGGACGAAATCAAATACTGAGGATCGACATGCAAAACGTATATCTCGACATTGAAACAATACCCAACCAGTCGCCGGAATACCGCGCCAAGGTTCGGGAGACGATCAAGCCACCCGCCACGATCAAAAAACCCGAAAGCATCATGGCATGGCTTGAGGAAAATGCTGAAAGTGCAACAGACGAAGCCGTAGCCAAGACCAGCTTTGACCCGGCTTTCGGGAATATTTGCTGCATTGGCTGGGCAATCGATGACGGCGAAGTGCAAAGCCTGTCTGCTCATATTGTGGCGGATGAAAAGGCTATGTTGCAGTCGTTCTTTGACGCGCTGCCTAAAATGGGTATGGCCTGCTTTATCGGGCACTACATCAGTGGGTTCGATCTTCGGTTCATTCTATGCCGCGCTATTGTGCTTGGGGTGGCAATTCCCAAGATCATCCCGCGTGATATCAAGCCATGGTCACAGGACATTTTCGACACCATGGTTGCATGGTCTGGCGCAAAGGGCACTATCAGCCAAGACCGGCTTTGCGAAGCGCTTGGGCTATCCGGCAAGGGCGACTTTGACGGCTCTATGGTTGCCGCCGCTTGGGCCAATGGAGAGCATGAACGCATCGCCGCTTATTGCCGGTCAGATGTTGAAACCGTGCGCGCGATTCATCGCCGCTTTGTTGCGGTCGGATATTGAAAGGGAACAATATGGTAGGCTCTGTCAACAAAGTGATTATCGTCGGCAATCTTGGGGCCGATCCCGAAGTGAAGTCTTTCCAAAACGGTGGCCGCATTGCCAACTTGCGCATCGCCACTTCGGAAAGCTGGAAGGACAAGAATACCGGTGAGAAGAAGGAGCGTACCGAATGGCACAGCGTTGTCATTTCAGGAGACGGGCTTGTGGGCGTGGCTGAACGCTATCTGCGCAAAGGCAGCAAGGTCTACATCGAAGGCCAATTGAGGACGCGTAAATGGCAGGATCAATCGGGCGCAGACCGCTACTCAACCGAGATTGTCCTGACCGGCCCAGGCGCAGTTTTGACGATGCTGGACGGCGCACCCGGTGCTGGTGGTGCGGGTCAATCGTCAATGAGCAACCAGCGTCAGGGTTCCCAGTCGGATGCCACAGGCCCCGGTGCCGGTGATATAGACGACGACATCCCATTCTGACCAACCGCAGCATTTTCTAATCCCGCAAGGGTCGCCGGGCTGGCATCCCGTATCACTGCCTTAAATCATAGGAGACTGGCATATGAGTGACGACCGCCTGCGCTTGCTGATCGAGCGCGCCGAACGATTGATCGAAGAGCGAAAGGGCCTGAACGACGATCTGAACGACGTCTACGCAGAGGCTAAAAGCGCCGGATATGACGCCAAAATCATGAAGCAGGTTATCCGACTGCGCGCGATGAAACCGGACGACCGGCGCGAAATGGAAACCGTGCTTGATCTGTACAAGTCGGCACTAAATATCGACTGATGGCCAAACCGCCTAACGCAAAAGAGCGCCGCCACATTGGGAAGGTCAAGCAATTGCCCTGCCTAGTGTGCGGCGTTTGGCCGGTAGATGCTCACCACGTCATCGGATATGCCGACCGCATGGGCAGGGCACCGAAACGCCATGACCGGGTTGTGCCGCTTTGCAAGCCCCATCACGATGTTCAGCATGGCCCTAAAACCAGCGCTCATGCGCTAAGCCATAAAGGCTTTTATGAGTGCTATGGTATAGACCTGATGGCGGAAGCGGAAAGATTGGCACATGACAGCTTATAGCAAAAATGGACATTGGGTTCCGACCATACCCAATCAAATCTGTATTCATTGCAGTGTGACATATACAGCGCATCGGAAAGGGCAGGAGTTTTGCTCTAAATCATGCGCACAGACGCACAGGGCAAAATTAAAAGCTCAATCCACACATACTGAAAGAACGTGCCCTGGGTGTCAAAAGAAATGGATGGGCGCACCATCTAATCCATCGCGCTTTTGCTCAAAAGCCTGCATATTTGAAAGCGGAAAATGGGAAAAATCTTTAAACAAAACTTGCCTTTGTTGCGGCAAGGAGTTCAAGAAATCACCTAAAAAAGTGGGGAGTTATTGCTCGCGAGAATGCGCAAATACTCCCCATCAAGAGCGCGTTAAAAAGATATGCGTCGAATGCAATTCTGAATTTTCTGTTTTGGCAAGCCTTAGAAACCAGCAAACATGTAGTGCAAAATGTCGGACAGAATACTTCAAACGCGACCGAAGCCATGCTTGGTCTGGTGGTGTCGTTCAGCAATCCGGGCGCAAATATAGGAGGATAGATCGCGATGGTTATGAGGCTAAATATGATGGAGAGCACAGATTAATTGTAGCCCGTGAGATTGGTCGCAATCTAGTGCGAGGTGAGGTTGTGCTTTGTCTGGACAAAGACCATGAAAACATGTCGCCTAATAATTTTTTCCTATGCCCTTCATTTAAGGAAGCTGGGTTTATTCTTTCCGGTGTGGTGGAATGGCCTAAGTCATCAAACTTAAATCAATACAGAGATTCTGGCTATATCAGGCCATCAGTGAATATAGTCCTACATGAATGGGAAAATGGGAAGCGATTGGGTGGCAAAAGCCGCCATATCACGAGGCACCCGCAAGCAGATGAAATCATAAAGCGCCGAAAAGCCGGAGCTACGGTTAAAGAACTCGCTAAAGCATTTGATACTTCAAATTCTAATATGGCAGAAGTCATAAGGCAGCGTTTGTGATGGCTAGTAATATTGCCAATGAACCGCCCCTGATATTTGAAGCGCGCCTTGGTGGATTGTTTCCAGCAAATAGAATGGCCGAGGAAGCCATGCTAGAGGTCCGTGGGCGCGTGCAAGTTCAAATCCGGGGCGGCACTGCTAATCAGCGGCGGAGGGGCCTGTATTGGGTCTGTGCGGGCATTGTAGTGCAGATATTGAACGATCTGCATACCATGACGCTGACCGAAAAGGAATTGCACGATATAACCCGTGACAAGTTCGGCATGTATGATGAGTTCAAACTGCCGAGCGGGCAATCGTTCAAGCGCTATCACTCAACCAGTAATCGCGCCATGAACGAAGCGGCCCGCGCTGATTATACAACGCGGGCCTTGGGGCTTTGGTCTACATGGACTGGAGTTGATATTACAACACTTCGTCAAGAGGCTGATCGACTGGGATGCTAACAAGCCCCTGCTGCACCATAAACGCCAATTCAGAAACCCTGCGTATTTCCGTCTCGATGTATTCCACGGGCACGCCGTCAGGGTGTTGCGCCACCAGTGTTGCCAGACGTTCGGCTAGGGCGGTTAGTTCGGTCATGTGTTTATTGCCTCCAATATGGCGTTTCCGATAAGTTCAGGGATGGCGGGAACTACGGCGTTTCCAAGGGCTTTTACGGCAGCTTGGTCCACGTATGGGGGAATCCCATCATGCCCTCCACACACGAAGGGCAGGTTTCTTTCTCGAAATGCGCGTTCAAGCTGATTTGCTTCCCTATACGCAGACGCCTCTTGAGTGACGGATGAGATAAGTTCCCCCTGTCTCGATAATCGCTGGCCAGAGGGGTAGGCAACAACCCAAAGCCTGTCGCGGAAATGTGGGGCACCAACGGCTCCCGCTGGTATGCACTCCCATTCCGCATCAAGCCCGACCTTGGCCATCGTCCCAAGGACGGGGCCAAACCAATCAAGCAGGTTTGGGCTGTTCTCCACGATGACGTAGGATGGTCGAAGTTCGCAAATAAGGCGCGCGTATTCATACCAGAGGCGACTTCGATCCCCATCCAATCCAGAACCAGTCCCAGACGATGAAAGGTCCTGGCACGGGAACCCTCCACAGATAACGTCAACGGCAATTCCATCGGCAGTAAGTCGCTCTGCGGTGAGTTCGCGCACGTCTCGGTAGCAAGGCACACCTGGCCAGTGCTTTGCGAGGACTTTGCGCGGGAACTCTTCGATTTCGCAGAAGGCGACTGTTTCGAAGCCGTTGTATTTTCCGTCATGGTTAGCCCTTTCAAGTCCTAAAGAGAAGCCGCCAATACCTGAAAAAAGATCAAGCACGCGCAGATTGGTCATGCTGCGAGCCTTTCTATTTTCTGGCGCGCAAAGGTTTCACGCTTTATTGCGTTTACCAGTGACGCAAAGTTTTTATCGGTTTCTATCATGGTTTCAGCACGATCTACTCCGTGCATAATAGTAGAATGATCCCGTCCACCAAACACCCTGCCGATATGCCCATATGAATAATGTGAGTATAGGATAGCCCAGCAGGCAAAGCGGATATTTGAAAGCCATCGCGGTCCTTTAGGGCGGTCCAGGTCTGCAATGCTAATCCGCGTCATCCATGCAGCAGCTTCCTTGACCTCTGCCACTGAATACGGCGCGTCCGGCTTACCCATGTTGTAAACGTCTTTCGCCTTTGGGTGCAGGTGAACAAAGCAAAGGCCGCTGATTGTGCGATGATCCAGCTTCTTGGAGCATACACGGCATGTTTTGGTGCGGCGGCGGCTTTCCTTTGATCGGCAAACGCCACAAATCCCGCTAATATTGCCATGGCGCAAAAAGTCTTTGCACTCACTGCATTGCCGAAGTGGCTTTTTCTCACGCGCTACAATGACCTTATGCCATCGACACAGGCCGCTTTTATTTTTCGGGCCTACGTTGTCCTTGCAGCCCTTATATGCACATGGTGTTTTTGCAGCATACTTCCACATTACCATATACTCCACACCACAGCGCCGATGATAAGCCACAGGCAAGCGGATATGCACGCGGCTATGATCATGCCTTTTGCGAAATGGGTCATTGGTCTTGCTCCGGTGGGAATGCAGGAAGGATTATAGGGCACCACAAAGTGGCATTCGGTTTTTCGATGGCCACGCCTTTGTCGCAGACATCCTCACCCCACCACCAATAGCCGCGGCAACCATATGTGGCATTTCGCCAGCCTGCCACCATAACGCGCTCCAAGTCAGGCGCGCTCTCTATCGGTTGCCAATCACTCACTTCACACCCCCTTCCTTGGCTTCCACCCAGCGCCTTCCTTTGAGTTGCTGAATTGTAACAGGTCCGTCTTGACCGTATACCACAGCGTAGTGCTGTATTTCCTTCATCGACGTTGCCCAAGCAACAGGCCATCCATCTTGCACAATCCTGTAGCTAGTGATGTGTGATTTTGCTTCCAGTTCACGCAGGCGAAAAACCTGCAATTCCGGCATTTCATCACCCCATTGGCTGATTGCTTGTGGCGTAATATCCAGCTTGCGGGCAAGCGCTGCCTTACTGCCGTATCGCTTGACTACCTCTTGTGTTTTCATCGATGCCTCATCTTTTTTGTGAAAGATAGCTTTACATACGCGAAAGATGGCTTTATGCAAGCACTCATCGGCAACGGAGACACGGAAAATGACCAAACCCACATTTCGCCATGCACCGCCAAGCAACGGGCGCTACCAGATGCTTGCCTATACAAACCCATCGCAGGCAATCGAATATTTCATCCCTGCCAAGAACGACGCAGCAGCTATCAAGGCGTGCAAGTTTGAAGCTGACTATGCCTGCCGTGACTTCGTGATCGTTCGCGATGGTTCGGGACGGGTTATTTACGATGGCCCTGCGCATGATCGTGTTTTGGTTCGGGGGATTGCGGCATGACTTACAAAAATATGGCCCCGACCGAAGCAGACGCAAAGTGGTTCGTCACCTTTCAGGTCGCTAGCCACACACCTGTCCGCAAGTTTGGCTTTAGCGATGAAATACAGGCGCGCTTGTTTGCCGAAAAGTGCAAGCGCGACCTTGATCTTCGCGTTGAACTATCAGGTGTGGCATGAACCCCGCAACAGGCTGGCAGGTCCGCCGCACAGACGCGCCGTTTGATCCTTGGGACGCAAGCAATCTAGAACATGGAGTCACATTCCACGGACGCGACCGGGCTGAAGTTGAACGCGAGATCGCAGGATATGAGGCGCAGCTTTTCACAGATGCGCGCTGGCAGGTGATGGAAGGGATTGGGTGATGGAACAACCGTTCAATTGGGAAGACTGGAATGCACAGCTTGACGCAAAGCTGCTTGCATTGGCGGAATGCCTGAAGCGCTGGAACGAGGCCGAGGCCGCGATAGCGCAAGAGCGTATTGCAGTGGCGCGGGATTTGCGGGCGATAATTGAGGATGCAACCAATGCCTAACTACTCACCTCGCCGCGACTTCATCGGCGCGCTTGCTGCGTGTCTTGGGATGATCGCCGTTGCAATCGCCGGATTGGCAATCTTGGCAAGTATTATGGAAGGACCGCTATCATGACCGACATTCCAGATTGGGCAGGCAAGCGCGCCTGTGAACTGCTGAATATTGAGTGCGGCTACACGCGATACACTTGGCCAGAAGCACGCCCAGACCTTGGCGTCCGCACCGTCGCCAAGCTGGTCATGCAGCACGAACAACCACCCATCGATCCCGATGTGGAAGCAGTGAAGCGGATCATTCGCGCTTGGTATGGTTTCAGCGACAATATCCGCACCAACCCGTATTACGAGCCGGGAAGCTATGAACGCGCCGTCGCCCAATACAAGCAGGAGAGGTCCAATGGTTGAGCGCCGGTATTTGCAATTCAAGAACTGGCGCACTGGCGAAGTGTCGAACAAGATCGAAGTGACCGGCAAGACCGAACGCCAGATCGAGCGCATTGAACGCGGTATGCTGATCAACTGCGATGTTGAAGGTGGCTGGTTTGTCCATGACGTAGTTGAGCACGCATGACCACCCCCATCGCCACCCGCGTCATCACAGACCCGCACACCGGCCATCAAATCCGCGTCCCTGCCCACATTTACGCACCAGAGCCGCGCAAGGCCGCTGTGCCTATGCGTGATTGGCTGGATCGCAAACGCTAACCCCCGCTACATACCGCCGCCAGTGCATCCTTGAAGCCGAGCGCCTGTGCTTTGAGGACATAACTCAGGACGAATACGAAGCTGGCGCGCTTGTGCTTATGGCCCTGGAAATGGCGGGCGTTTGGGAGGTGGTTGACAGTCCAGCCAGTCGCCTATAATATGGCGACCATGAGAGAATGGAAACACTACTTGAACGCGATTGAAGCGCGGAGCTTGGCAAAGATCAAAGCACAGCAAAGCGCTTTATCACTGGAAAAGCGCCGCCTTCGCAAACGTGCTTCTAAGCGTATGGAAAGGAACAAGGCATGACCGATCACACCCCAGACAGCGCCGGTAAGGATGTGATGACCGAAAAGAGTGCGCGCAAGATCGCTGCGGGGCTGGCTTTTGTAGGCAGTGCGTTCATCACAATGGCGTTTGGCCTGTGTGGCATTTTCGGAGTGATTGAAGGCTCAATGAACCCATTGGCCCTAGCATTTGCTCTACCGATCACCGCGACAGGATTGCGCGCCATTTTGCAGGAGCCACACCCATGACCCTAACCCCTAAACAGATCACAGACGGATGGTTGCCGCATGATGGTGGGCCTTGTCCGGTGTCGCTGGATAGCAAGCCGGGGGTTAAGTTCAATACCGGCCTAGATTACCCGCCAAGTTGGAAGCTAGCCTCACTCTGGGTCTCGGCAGATTATGGCTTTGACTGCTGGCAATGGGAAACTAGCGAGGCGACACCACCGCGTCGCATCATCGCCTACAAGCCGGAGCAAAACCCATGACAGACCCCGCGCCATGCCCATTTTGCAGTAGCGCTAATATTAAACTGTTCATCGGCTTGTCAGAAATCCATGATGGGGAAGTTCATTGCGAAAATTGTGGTGCAACGTCTGGCAATCACCCCACCGAAGCCGAAGCCCTCGCAGCATGGAGCGCGCGCACTGTGCATAATGACTTGGTGGGGGCGTTGAAGGCGTGTCATGCGCAATTCAACTTCTACGCCACAGAGCATCGCAATGCTGGCAAGCACGAAAAGGCTGCAACAAATCAGCGGTTTGCAGACCTGTGTGCAGATGCCCTCACCCGCGCGACCGGAGCCGCGTCATGAGCGCTTATGAACACATGCGTAACAAACCACCCGTCACTAGAGCACAGGAAAAGCTATATCGCAACTGGCGAGCATATCTGCGGAATAGCAAGCTGACTGAGCCTGAGCAGCATAGACGCGCTTCACAATACGCAGATATGAGCCGCCCAGTTCCCAAGGATCAATCATGAGCCAAGATAAGACCGAAGTTGTCGTTACGCAGGCGGATCGTGAAAAGGCCATCGAGTTGGCAACCATCCTGTTTGGCAATGGGCATAGCATCACAAACTTGCTGCGTTCAACCGAGCGGCATTTCATGCTGGATGCCTTCGCTAGTCACCGCCCCCTAACCCCTGCCCAAGCAGCGGGGCCGGTGGGTAAGTTCAGCTTGGGCGAGCGCGTTACCAAGACCAAAGGCAGCGCATGGACGGGCAAAGTCGTCGGCTTCTATTCCACCAACCTAACACCCATTGGTTACGCGATTGAAAGCGAGAATGAGCCGGGTAGCGTCCAGATTTACCCTGAAAGCGCTCTTGCCGCTATCCGCGCTCTAAAGCCCTAACCCCATACCGCTGGGAATTGGCTGGTCCCCCTATACAAGCCAGACAGGTTGCAGCGGACATAGGCCAGCGTCTTAACCGGCGCTGGCCTTAGTCGTTAGGCAACTATCTGCTGAGCCAAATATAGCAACCCATCGCCGTATTTCTCGCCAAAAAACGCATGTCCTGCTGTGTTTGGGTGCTGCGGATCGCCACTTGCCGGGAAGTAGGCCGATGAACCTGCTACCCCCGCCGGAACCCATGCAGCGCCCGCCGCGCGTGAACCGTCGATAAAGTAGGCCCCGTTAGCAATCCACTCAGCTTCGGTTGTGCCGAAGACGTCATTGAAACCATTCTTCATATCATTGAGCCAGTTTGTCGGCTCTGCCAGTTGCGGCGCGTTAGCCCCAAACGGAACGACAATGAGCGCATTGGGCTGCATGGCCCGAAGCCGTGCCAAAGCGGTAGAAACGTCCGTGCGGCGCGTTCCATCGAACGTCGCAGATGCGTCATTGATCGAGGTCGGAACAACAACAAAGTCGCGATTTGCGCCCATCACAATGCCCTCGGATAGCGCGTTGTCCGCAGGTGCAGGCAAGTCTATGCGATCCTTGAAGTTCGACTGCACACCGCTTTGAGTGTTTGACCACCCATTTGTCCTAAATCCGTGGTTACGGATTTGCAGGAAGCCGAGATATTCGGCCATTTGGCGACACATGCCCTTGGTCGCGTGCTGATTGTTCGACAGGCCCACGATTGCGCCAGCACCTTGGTTGAATACGTAGCTATCACCAAGCATTACGCCAGCGGGGCCAGTATAGGCCCATGCTTCCGGGGGCGTCGTTCCAGTGTCGAAGTTGAAGCCGTAGGTCTGGAATGCTTGGTCCTCGCAGATCAGTTCAACCACGCGAGTTGCGGCAGAACCGAAGTCTACCAACGTCCAACTAGACAGTGTGCAGACATAGGGGCCGACTTCATTCCAAGTCGCTCCGTTGTCCTCGGACCATCGTATTGAAAATGCCTTGCCGCTGGACACCGAAGCCTTGAAGTCGAATGCCTGCCCGGTAAAAATGGGCATTTTTGAGTTGCCGGGCGCATACGTGCGGTTGCTCTCAATCTGTGTTGAAGCGGCTTTCGTCACAATCCATCGGCTATCTGCATTCATTGGCGCGGAATAGCCATCTGGGATAGACGTTGTGGGCACAATACCATTCTGATTTAACGCTCGCCCATTGATCGTGCTGACACCAGTGTTTCCGAGCGTCACAGTCGGCGGCGATGCAGGAGACCGATTGACAGTCTGCTTGGCGGCCCATGCGTCCACGATCTTTTGAGCCGATGCGGCGAAGATGGAAGGAGCCGAGCTAGTCCCGGCACGATAAGCGCCAAGGCCAAGAGACATCGTAAGGCTAAGCATTAGTTAACTCCCGCCCATTCCCGAATGCCGTCAACCTTGGCGCGGCAGTCACCCCATGCCGAGCGCATGGCAAGGATATAATCGAACGTCATGGCGTCACGCTGCGTTTGCATATCGCGTCCTGGCAAGTCTGGCGCGTCCGGTTCATCGGCGCATGTCAGCAGGTTAGCGGGTGGTAGCATCTTTACCGGCCTTTCCTGACCGCAGCCGGTCAAGGCCAGACTTGAGAGGATCATCACTGCCCACAGCTTCACGGCGTGCATCTTCATTTTCTTTCTCCACCTTCGCCACACCAGACGCAGCGACCTTGCCCGCAAGATCATCGGCCACCGCGTCTGCTTTCAAAACAGCAACGTCCTGCTTGGCGTCATGCTCTGCAATGATAGACCTATCATAAAGCGTCTTGCCAAGCCACAGGAGCGCGAGGACAGACAGCGCTAGGCCGATATAGCCTGCAATGCGCCGAAAGCGTTCAGGGACGCCCACAGACGCTACAGCGCGGATAAGCAGGGCTTCAAGCATCGGGGTTGTCCTTACCCTGCTTGACCAGACGCGAACCGCTGGCCGTGGCGAAGATCACAATGCCCGCGACAAGCCCAAACGGTTCGCGATAGGCTTCGGGCAACATGGTAGTCAGTCGCTCCAGTTCAGCCGGGAACGCGACGAAATACGCGCCCACCACAGCGGCGATGCCAGCGAGGCGGATTGACCATGCCTTGCGCAGGTGCATTGCCCAATCGTCGATTAGTTTCATTCCGCGACCCTTCCATAAAGTTCAGCCTCTTGCTCCCGTCGCCGCGTCAATCCGCGCATGACCTTGCCAGCGGCTTTGTTCCAGCGCGTGAATTGAGCCTGTGCGCCCGCGTAGTCGCCTTCCATGTGCTTTCGCAGCAACGTGGAAGTCTTGAAGTTGCCAAGCCCGATATTGTAGGCCAGCGATACCATAGCCGCGAATTGCCCTGCCGTAGTGGGAGCAGATTTGACCAATGCAGCCACACCGTCACCAAAGCGCTGTAGATCGTCCATAAGGCGCGCATCGGCTTGCTCCTGCGTCCACGTGACGCCCTTTGCAATGCCGGGACCAGTTGCTCCCCAGCCTATCGTCCATGGGTCATTGCCGGTTGCAGGATCGGGATATGCGGTCAGCTTGCACCCCTCGAATGCCTTGACTACCTTTGCTGCGAGTGGTTGCCATGCTTCCACGACAATCATCCTGCTTTCCTTTCCGCCTGAAAATGGTAGGATTCAGCATGAAAATCGTGGTAACTGGCGGACGGGATTTCAGAGATGCAGCCCTTATCGCACGCGCTCTTGCCGCCGTTCATCGCAAGCACGGCATCACGAAACTGATACAGGGCGGAGCCAGCGGCGCAGACCGACTGTCTGCCGAATGGGGATGGGAGAACAGCATTCCGGTTGCTACCTTTAACGCCGAATGGAAGGCGCAAGGCAAGCGGGCTGGACCGATCAGAAACCAGCGCATGATCGATGAAGGTGCGCCAGATGCGGCCATTGTATTCCCTGGTGGTGACGGGACTGCCGACATGGCAAGGCGCCTGGCAAACGCTGGGATACCTGTTTGGGATTTGCGCTAGATTCATCCTGCCCGCCTTTCCAGCCATCCCACCAGATCAAACTTGTCCGCCGCGATAAGCGCACCACGGGCAAACGATATGCCTACAAGGCCCACAAGCGCACCGATTGCGCCAATGTAGTCAGGCTCCACAATCGCAAGCCACTTGACCACCGCAGGCGTTCCGTAAAAGCCACAGGTTACACAGGCGAATAAAAGCCATATGGTTTGGAAAATGCTTTCCGCAGGCCGAAATAGCAGACGCACAATGCCGCCACAAAGGGCTGCAAAAGCTATCTTCGCGTTAGCCAGGAGCGTAGGGTCGAGATCCACTTATCGCCCCCTATCGTGTAGAGAGCGAACAGGATACACCCGGTGCCAGATATTAGCAATGCCGCGCCCCAAGCCATCAAGCCAGCCTCCCGCCGTAAGGCATTGAAGTGCAAAGATGGCATTACACGCAGATACATAAATCGTCCAATCCGCATTGCCGTGAGATACTGCCATAATGGAATGAGCAGGCATAAGCCCCAGCGACATAAGGCCCACGGTTTGCGCAGTGCGATTAGTGCAATCAAGAGTGAATTGAGCCAGCGCGACAAGGGCAATCGCCATATCCAGCGACGCCATTGTAAGCACGGTTTCACTCTTGTTTGCACCTAGATCAACGGCAATCATGATAACTAGCCATGACGCGAACAATGCGCGCGACAGCCATGCGTTACGGCCCCATGCGACACATGCAGCGGCAGCAAGGCCACTTGCCAAGATGCCAAGATCAGCCATCGGTCGGTTCAGTCTTGGGCCCAGCAGCCGCCGCAGCGACTTCAGGTTCAAGCCCTGCGTCTTTGTGGCAGGCGACCAATGAAAGCAGTTCACACCGCCGCGCCTGAATTGCCGATACGCGCCGAAGTTGCTGGCGAATGTGCTTGGTAATGCGCGCCTCTTCCCGGCCTAGTTCGCCAAGTTCCTTGGCAATCGCGTTCCTGTCCATTGTCATGCTCCCTTATGATGCCGTGATGTAATCGACAGACGCGCCAAAATATGCCCGCAGCCCGACACTCGGTTCGCCCGAACGCACAGCGCGGATCATTGAAGCCTTGCCCGCCATGTCAGCGCGAATTGCTACATTCTGTGTCGGATTGAACGGGTCTTTGCCGTAGCAGGCCCACGCGTAAACAGTCCCGGCAATACTTGGGATCGTGAACGTAATACCCTGCTTGCCCGCTGATGGTGAACCGTCAACGACCGCATTTGTCGGATAAATCTTGTTTGCAATCGTGCCGCTTGTGATCGTCGCAGCGTCGGAAAATACCATGCCGCCGTGAAACTCGCTGGCATATCCTGTATTGACCAATTCCAGACTGTCCGCGCCGTCGAGATCGTAAAGGACATAAACTTCGGTTGCGCTGTTCTTGGTCACACTGAACATCTTCGGCCCACCGCGCCCGTAGGTTGTCAGGCCCAGCGCCTTGGCAATATTCCATCCCTGCCTGCGCATCAATTCGCCATAGGCATTATCAACCAAATGCAGATCATCGCGCTTTTGCAGGTCAAGCGCATTGGCCCCCCTGAAATAGCGTGTTGCGTCCACAGTCGGCAACTTGTCCTGCGCGCGCCGGATCGTCTGCCAATTTTCGTCGCTGCCCCCAGCAGTTGACCAAGCAGCCGCCAGCGGGTTCACCATAACCTTGATCGAACCGCCGTTACGTGATGCAATGTCATCGGCAAAAGCCTGCATCGAAGCGGTATAAGCCGCCTCTGTAGTAGCAGATGTTGCATCGCCCTGACCATCCATCCATGTCAGCAAGTGCAACCGCCCCCCGGCATGTTCGATACCGTCAAGCAAAGCCGTATGGCTGACCGTTCCAACTGCACGCTCTGCAATGGTAGAACCGCCCGCACCACCCTTGATAACGGTGCAGAGCTTGCCGCTTGTCGCATCGCTAAAAGCCTTGGCAAGCGCAGCAACGGTTGTGTTGCTGGTCACGGGCAACTGGCGATTATCAATCAAGTCACCTAGCACAGTTTTATCTGTTGGCGCGCCGTCAATCCAGAATGTATTTGTAGGCGCAACGTAGGTGTCAGTGGTGACAAGCTGCGCCGTGCTTTCGGTATTCAGCGATTGCCCATAGGTGCCGATGATATAGCCGGGATATTGCAGCGGTCCCCCAGCAATGCTTTCGCGCGAAGATGCCAGCAAGCCCTTGCGAACGATACGCAGCGAGTAAGGCCCCGCCGTGGCAATTTCAGCCGCCGAAGCCGTAACCGTGAACGTCGCTACGCCTGCCGCCGCGACAAGTTCGGACACAGCCCGGTCAGTCACTATGGCAACGTCTGCGCCACTGTTTCGGCTGTAGATCGTGGCATAAAGTGTCGAAGGTGCAGGGCCGGTATAGGTGACGGAACCGCGCCATGTCACAGAGCCATCGGCATTGTGGTAAACCATGCGGTTCGGCTGAAACAGGCGCATGACTACTTCGGTAGCGGGGTCGCCAACCTGAAAGCTATCGACCGCCGTCGCCCCAGTGTTCCCGATGAACCCATGCTTTTTGTTCAGCGCTACGCCAGTTGTGGCCTCTGAAATATCAACTTCCGATGATGCCTGCCGACCGTTCAAATATGGGGTTAGCGTTGTCGTTCCCGCCGCCGTTGCGGAGACGCAATACCAAACATCACCAACTTCAAGACGTAGGCCAGCAATAGATAGAATGGTAAATGCAGTTGCACCATTTACTACCTTGCGAAGGCCTACAAAGCCCGTATTAATTCCACCCGTCACAGTCTGCAAGAACTGCCACGTAAGCCAATCGCGTTCTGCATCGACCGCCGCAATGTTAGCGTGCATGTAAAGGCTGCTTGCCACGACCCCAATGCGCACGGTCAGCCATGCGTCAACCACAGGCGCAGTATTCAGTGCCCACGCCGCGTTGCCGGTTGTGCCGCCTGCGAAGCCGTCAGCCGCCGCAATGGCGTTGACCTGCGCGGTAAAGGCTGGCCGCGTTTCAACTGTCCAGCCAGTGCGCCCGTTGAGATTGCCTGCACTGGTGAAGTCATCACGAAACGATGGGCCGGGAATGAGCGCGATGGAAGGCGCATTCGACAGCGCTTGTCCAATGTAAAGCACGGTCATGGGGGAAGCCCTTCAAGTTTAAATGCAGCGCCACCCGGCGACCCGGTTGTGCCATCAATCTGGAATGAAATGCGAGAGGTTCCAGCGGGCGCAAAGATCGTCACAGCATCACTATCCGCCGTAGATGTGACAGTGAATGGCCCCCCATAGTTTTCATCGTTCAGGTTCACTGATACGCTAGTTAAGCCCATGCCATCGTCTAAAAACAGTTGGTGGCGCAAAAGCGTAAAGTTCGTATCGACCGAAATGAAAAACTCGCCATACCAAGCGCCATCTACAAGGCCGTCGTCTGGTTGCAGAATAACTGACACGGTTTGCAGGACAGCCCCGACTGCCGCCTCGGCACGGTCCGCTTCATCGGTAGCACGGCCTGCACTCATTGGATCAAACTGTGCGTCTATTTCTACAGCGGCATTAGACTGATTTTGAAACAGCGAAAGGTATGCCGAAGCAGGGCTTGTATCGGTCAGCCAATATTCGCCAGATGTCTTGAGATACCCGATAACTGGCGTAAGCGTTGCACTGGTCAAGCCTGTGATTGACGATGTGTCAACCGTGCCCGCTGTAGGTGACGCGCCGATATATAGACCGGGAGCCGCAACCGTAACGCTTGATACCGAACCGCCAGAAACAACTATCGTAGCATATGCGTCAACGGTAAGGTTATCGCCGGTCAAAGGGCAAGTGTACGTTCCATTCGTGCCGCCTGTGCCCGCCGCCGTGATGGTCACAGACGTAAGCCCGCGAGGGACGTAGGCACGTGCGCCGGGATAGTATTGCTGTGAAGCCGCCGCCGCTGAATTGGCTGCGTCACGTGCGCTTACAGCCTCATCACGCGCCGTTTCCGTAATGCCCTGCGCCGTTTCAGATGCAGCTTGTGCAGCTACAGCTTCATCCCTTGCCGTAGTTGCTTCGTCTGCAATCGTTTGCGATAATTTGATAACCGCCTCGGCAGACGTCAGATTGGACACGACTGCCTGGTTGCTATCAAGCACCGTAAGCGAAAAATCAGTGGCGACGATGTAAAGGCCAGCTTTCGCGCCTTGATATGCCGGATAGCCGTCAACCGTGCGGATAGGCTGCGCCCATGCCAAAGTATGCGCCTCATCCCGATAGACCGTGACAGGATTGGTGCGTGCGTCCATGCCAGCCGTGCCGATGTAGACATAGCCACCAGTCCCGGCCTCGGGGAAATACGGAAAGGGATTTAGGATGTCGGTCATTGGGCGGGCGCTCCAAACTGCTGATCTTCTGGGCCAGCGACCTTTTCAGCGCCTACTGCGCCAGCCGCCGATGCGATGTTGTTTTGCAACCTTTGGATTAACTGCGCTTGCTGAGAGCCGCTTGTCTCTCCGATTTTAACTAAAAGGTTCCGCACTGGCGGGCTTTCGTAAAGACTACGTGCAGCGCCAAAGCCTGCTGCTAATCCGACACCACCAAGGAAGTCCATGCCAAGCAACGATGCTAGCCCGGCGAAGCTGCCAGCGGTCGCAAATGGGACCAGCCTTTCGCCCGTTCTTGGTGCGAACTGCGCTTCCTGAGCGCGGCGGGTCGCGGTCATAAGTGCGGCCAATCCTTTGACCTTCTTAGCCTCTTCTCCGCCAAAGAATTGACGAAAACCGTTTTCTGCACCCAAGACTGCCTTGGTGAATGCCTGAGGGTTAATCTCTTTGGTTTCGTTGTTGAACGCCTTTTGCGCAGCATCCTGCAACAAAAGCAGCCTTGCATTGGTACGCCCTTGCTTGCCAAGATTAGTGAAGAGCAAACGAACCTCTTGAGGGTTTTTGCTATTCAACATCCTGCGCACAACATCAGGGTCGAAGTCGCCCTTATCGAGAACACGCTTCAAGCCTTGCTGCTCAAGTTCACCAACCATTGTGGCCAACTTGGTGTTAGCGACCTTCCACTTATTAAAGTCTTTCATGTCGCCATTAGCTTTTATGAAGTCGCCCATATCCTCATTGAGTGAATTGTAAACCTTGGTGAATGCCTTTTCAGCCTTCCCCTTAACGGACGACAATGCATCATCGCCCTTAAGACCAAAGATTGTGGCGCGGTTATCTTCGATCTTGCGAAGCCCACCCGGACCTTCAAGGCTGCGCTTCACGTCATCAAGATTAGAGATAAGCCCACCAAGTTGACGGCTCATATTCTCCCCCTTTAGGGAAGCGAGAAGTCCGTCAATCGCATCTAGCGCCTTGGGAGCCTGAACGTCTCCCATAGTGTTGTAGCGGTCTATAACATCATCCTTGAGGCCTTTGTATTTGCTAATGTCGGCGGACCTTTTGGCATTAAGGCCCTTTACTACCTCACTTGCGATATTCTGATCTACCGTGACACCTGCATCTGCAAGCAGTGTTTCGACAGCTTGAATGCGTGCCTCTTGCTGCCCACGCCTGCGCCCAGCCGTGCCAAGTGGAACAACATCGCCGATCTGCTGTGTGACGCGCCCCATGAAAGTGTCAGGCGGTGTAACGTCCGAAGTCATTACGGGAACATTAAATTGCTGTCCTGCTTCGATAACCTGCTGCGGGGACGCCTGCGGGCCACCAAAGCTAGGCGCTGCGCTTCGCTTTTCTACGCCGGACCATGTGCCAGAGCTACCCGGCATAAAGCGGTTTGCAAGCGCGCCACCTGCCATTGCGCCAGCGCCACCTACAAGAGCGCCCATGCCGCGCTGCCCTTTCGGGGCTTCGCCAGCACCATAGGCTGCACCATATGCTGTTTCTCCGACAAGAGGTGCAGCAGCAGCAAGACGCGATCCGGCCAGCGCAGCGCCTGCGCCACGCACCATAGGAATGGAAGCCAAGGCACCGCCGGTAACTTCGCCAAGCATAGACGAAACCGGAGCATTCTGCTGTAGATACGCCTTAGCAGCTTCTACTTGTTGAGGATCAAGCCCGATAATCGGGGCAAGCTCGTCCAACTGTCCTGCGGTCAATGCGTTTGCCGCGCCCGCCGCATATCCGGTAGCAGCTTCACGCAAAGCAGAAGGGGCTTCAGCCACGCCGGTAGGTTCCACATTCGCACGGATACCCTTAGTGCCCTTATCGCGCGCCTCAATAGCCTGCTGTATACCGGTAAGGGCAGGTCGCCCAAAGCGCGCGGCGATAGCGTTCAACTGTTCAGCCGATGCACCACCATCAAAGGCTGATTGCAATTCAGCTTGATATGTCTTGTCCTGTTCGGTCATGAACGTGCCGCCGCCAATCGACTTCTGCTCTTGTTCGGCGGACTGCCCAGATGGCATGTTGAACTTTTGCAGGACTTCATCAATCTTAGGCGCAAGCGGACCAGCATTTTCCCGCGCACTTTCGATCAACCGACGCATGCGGTTGTTTTTGTAGTCAATTTCCTCTTGAGTATCGCCGTATTGCGGGAAATACCCGCCCATTTGCGCCTCAAGCTGCTCCGGCGAATATGCCGCGCCAGTGCCAAGTGTTAGAAGCGCATCAAGAACGTCGCGTTGTGCGTCATAAACAACGCGACGTTCGGCACCGGCGATGCTCCTGGATACAGGAGCCATAAGTCCGGTTGGAGATAAGCCGCCACGAACGGTTTCAACGAGCCCCGGAGATTGTGCCTCAGGGCTTTTTGCAATGACGTTCTCAATATCCTGAAAGCCGCCAGCGATGCGGGTGACAAGAGTTGATGCTTTCTGCTGCGATTCAGTGGGCTTAGCGCCAGATACCTCTACATCTTTTTTGATCGCAGCATTACGCGCAATCACTTCTGGATCATCAGGCCCGCCGGGGATGTAAGACAATCCACCGCCAGCCGTGCGTTCATAGCCGGAAGGCGGCGCTGGGGCTTTTTCAGCTTCTTGCGTGGAAATAATCGGCTTGATCGTCGAGAGAGGAACCGGCTGGCTCTGCCCGTCGAACTGGTCAAATGGGTTAGACTGTGCCATTAGCAAATTCCCATTGCGTTAAACGCTGTTTGCCTTGCGTTAACGGCATCATCGAACTTATCAAAAAATCCCAGATGTTTTTGCTTGCCGTTGATATTAATGTAGGCACGCCAACGAGATGTTCTTGGCCACCAATTCACGCCCTTTTGACCAGACTTGTTGTCAAGCCTATTTTTGGAATTATGGGCATTAATCACTTTGTCTGCTCGCCTTAAATTAGAAAGGCTATTATCAGAACGATCTTGATTAATATGGTCAATTAGTTCTGGCCACGTTCCGTGCGCTGCTGCATAGATAACACGATGCGCCAAAAGTCTTTTTCCATGAATTTGCCCTTGGCGGTAGCCATACGTTACACATGTAAACGCCTCTTTCCCAGCATAACGCGCGTTCCATTGCGGGCTTGCATCGGAACGATGCTTCCAGAACATGCGGCCAGACGTAAAATCGAAGTCAAGAGTTTCATGAAGAATTTTTGGGTCAATCATGATTTTGGCTCTACATGAATGTGGTCGCCTTCGTTTATTACGTCGAGGCCGGGGTTCATTGCTTTCAACTGGCGATAGTATTCGTTCATACTCATCCCCGGCGGCGGAACACTGTCACGAGCACGACCAGACAGATGATAGCTATTAGCCTTTCCGCCTACTGCCTTGTTACGTGCTGCGCTGCGCATTGTCGAAGTCACAGTCTCACCCGGCAGGCCGCGAGGCTGGAAAGCTACCGCCAGCATTGCTACTGGCGCCTCCCAAAATGCTATTCGCTGAACCTGCCCCATACTTTTCTTCAAACTGTGGCTTTAATGATGGGTTCTTTTTCAGCATGTCAATTGCAGCCTGGGGTATGGACGGCTTAACCGTAACGTCCTGCACACCCTTGGCCGCAGCCGCATCCGCTGCGTAAATATCGCGCTTGAGAACTACACCATAGCCCGGAACGACAACGTAAGGCTCTTCCTGCTTTTTATCATAAAGCGCCTTATAGCCATCAGGATCAAGGTAATACGTGCTTTTCGCAAGCCCCAGCTTTGCTGCTTCCGGGTTCTTGTCGATCATGTCGAGATTGTATTCGAGAGCCTTGGCGTATTCCTCCTGCCCACGTGTGTTCTTCGCGGCTTGCAGTATTTCCTGACCGTAGCGCTTTGCCCCTTCAACATCGCCAGCGTCCAGCATTTGCATAGCTGTGCTAGCTTGGCTGAAGCGGCTCTTTTTCTGCTCGTCCGATAGCTTTGACAGCAAGTCCTGCATGCCTTTCGCCTGTTCGGGGAATGCCGCATTGAACCGCACCATGTTTTCATATGATGGATCTTTTAACAAGGTCTCGATGCCCTGCGCATATTGCTGCTTTTGCGTGGCTTGCTGCTGTTGCTGCAAGGCAAGTTGTTCTTGCTGCTGCCGCTGCTGGCGTGCTGCATTAAACGACTGCAAAAATGCCTGACCGGGATCGGGCATGGCTTGCAGGAATGGGAGCGGGTTGATTGCCATTAGAACTTCACCATGCCTACAGGATTGGCCAAGATATTAGCGCTAGTGTTAGCGGCGATTTGCGAACCAGTGCCGAAACCACCCCCACCATAATTCATGCCGCCAATAGCATTGCCGATGCCACTAAGCGCACCACTGACACCCCGCCCCAATGCTAGACCAGACGTTAGTGCACCGTAAGCATTGGCTTGCCCCGTATCCTGCAAGAGAGTGCTAATGCCCTGCCCGGTCTGCACGCCTGCATTGCCGACACCTGCCGCTGCATTTTGGCCTAGTGATGCAATCCCGCCAAGACTGGCAATCTGCTGCTGGATTTGCTGATTAAGCAATTGGGGCCTGAATTGTGCAAGCGCGCCCTGCACGTTACCCCCACGCAAGCCGCCCGTTGCGCTGGCATTCTGCAAGATAGCATTTTCGCCCTGCTGCGCGAGGCCCTGAAACATCGGGCTTTGCTCGAATGCCGATATAGCCTGCTGCTGCGCCTGTGGGCCGCCTGTCTGAAACTGGCTGATATTGGCATTAGGGTCGTTCTGTTGCTGCCACTGCTGTGCGAACGTGGCAAGGTCTTGGCCACCGCCGATATTG